CCATCTGATCCCGATCTACGTTCCCGGATATAGCGGTACGCTTAACGATATCATCGGGTGAAACAAAGAGAGCGTATGCCATATTTAATAAACCCGATTGCTCGGATATTGCGACTATTTGGGTATCCCTTTACTCTGAGCGTAAGCAGGAGTATAGCCTTGGTAGTCCGAATCGATAGGTGCGATAGCGACCTCCTTTGGGTTCTTAGGTAGCTTGAATCCTTGACGTACCGCTTCGTTTACGTTAATGATAGTCGTGCCACTCAAAGTGCCCCCTCCATAGATCTCGCCATCCTTCGTCAGTTTCTTGCGATATACCCTACGTTCCCAGCGATGGTAGCAGTTAGCCCCACCCTTGTACAACCAAACGCTGTAAGAGGCTCCCTGCGCTTCTGCGCCCCCGTTAGAGCTTAACTCCTTGATGTCCTCCATCCGATATACTCTCTTAGCAGCGATAAGGCTACGGCAGAGGGTTCTGCTTGGCCCGGATGGGCTTGCACTTGTACCCTTCGCATAGAAGTAACGCACCTTGTATCTCTTCGAATCTTGCTCGCTGGGATCTTGCGCTACAAGTTCAGTCCTTGAATTTAGGTATGCCTCGACATCGTACTCGTCCTCTTCGCTATCGACTACCTCAGAATCGACCATATCATAGTCGGCAAGTAGTTCCTCTTCGCTCTCTCCGATATTCTGAAGCTTCGCTACCAGTTCAGCAGCAAGCTCCTCCATCAGAAAAGGGAGGCCATCCCTTCCCCCCTTCTGCGACTTCATCTGCGTAATAACGGCAGAAGAGTTACCCACAAACAAAGCCTGCGCTACTTGTGGTTCGAATTGTAGCATCTGTACGAGGAACGTAATCGCTTGGTCTTGCGTAAGTATCCCCTCCGTAACGGCTCTCATAATATCCAGAGAGCTGGCAATCTGAGCACCATTGTAGGATGCATCTTTTTTGATAAGATCCTCCGTTGCCTCACTTACCTCTGCAACCGGAGCCCCTTTGACCACGACCTCATCGCTCACCTCTTTGACATCAGCAAACTCCGCAGGAGTCAATGTCCTAAAATATAGGTCGAGGCTTACGTTATTGTAAGCAAGAATCATATCCAAGCCAGCAGCGATCTGCTCCTGCTTAGGGCGTATTACCGTGTTGTCCAACAGATTAAAAGCATTCTTAATCTCATCGGCATTGCTTCCCAATCCAGATGTTGCATCTTTTACCCCGAAGAGCATAGGCGAGGTGATGCGGTGTGATACCAGAATCTTGCTCGTACTCTCGCTACTTAGGAACTCATACTGAAGGTGTGCCTCCGATAAGGTAACGGGCTCGATAGTAGCAGCTTTTTGGCTATCATCGTTGAAGGCGAGGATATACTTGCCTGCGTTATTGCTACCGCTCCACTTCTGTTTAATTGCAAAGTCGATATTGTCCTGCTCTTCCTGCGGTGGGATGCCGTTATTAAAGTTAATGATCATCGAAGGAGCCAGTCCGTTCTTGATATTGTTGATATGGTAGTTGGCAATCTCTTCCTCCATCTCAGCGTATGGAAGCCCCCCTTGGTAATCCACGGGTGAATAGTAGTAAGAGCCACTCCGGTACGGGCGTATGTAAAGGATCTCTGCTTTATCGGATGCTGCTCCGTAGCCAAACGCTGGGATGCGCTCCGCTTGGTTCTTATTTCGAACCTTACTCCAATCGTAAGCCATATAGTAGGCCTCGATCTCTCCCTCTTCGTTGCACTTTTCTGCCCTTAACGTCTCGACTGGGATGTGATATACCTCCGCTATCTTGCTCTTGTCCGCAGTATAGATAATCTGGAACGCTCCATTGCCAAGCATATAGTAGTCATTTACCACCCTCTTAAGTTGCTCGGGCTGGATAAGCCTACGCAGCTCCAGATACCCGGATGGGTTAGCATCTGAGTTAGAAGCATCGATTCCCTTGCCGTAGATAATATCCACGATTCCCGTGATCACTGCGTTATTAGTAGGTGAGCCATTAGCCCTATCGATAAGGTAGTTGAAAAACTGATTGTCATCGCCATACTCCACCCAGCTCAAGCGAGGGTTCTCGCTAATTTGTGGCGTGGTATAAGATGCCAGATTGATTAGTCGGATATTATTCGCCATAGATCACAAAGTCATTGTTCATAGTGCGCTCAGTAGTCTGCAGCACAGGTTGATAGTTATCGATCGTGCCACCACTCGGCAGCATATAAATTTTGTCAATGGTCAGCACCTTAGCATCGTCCACCCCTAAAGCCGTGAGCTCAGTAGTTACGCAAGCCAGAGCCTCGATTGTCCCTGCATCTGCTATCACCCTATCCTCATATTGGTTAGCGACTCCTGCTGCGTACCTCTGATCTTCAAGACGTAAAATGTAGGGTACTTCCGGATCAAGTGTTGCGCTATTATACGCAAATGTAAGCTCTCTTGTGTCTTCATCAAAAGATGGGCTCACCAGAGTAAAGGTAATTACCTCTCTCGTGTCCTTATTTACGAACTTGGCTTGTATGCGCCAGTAGTCTCCGTAGTTTGTTAGGTCATCGTTGCCGTACTTCCAGTCACGGATTGGCAAGGTGATATCCTGCTGGGCATTATATGATAAGAAAATCATACCTAAATAACCCAAAGTCGCTACAAAGTGGTATATGCCTCAATAAAAAAGGAGGCCGAAGCCTCCCCTTTATCTTTATCCATTGGATAATTATGCTCCGAATACCATCGTAGGCTTCGTTCCAGATAATCCAGCGAATGGATCATTTGCAATCGCACCCTTTAGGAAGTTAGCAGGCACACGCTCTTGGCCTGTGAAGGTTACGTTGTATCCCGTTAGGTCTGCATAAGCAGCGCCAGTTACGATAGATCCACCCGTTACCTCTGCTCCGTGCTCCAATCCCATAAGGAAGGCATTGCCGTTGTTATCCTCGACTACGATAATAGGGCGTGCCCAAGCCAATAGCTTGATCTGCTTATGCGTGTCGATAGTCTGCTTTTTTAGAACAATGTTCAGAACCTGCTCAAAGAAAGTAGTTCCGTTGTCACGGCTGGAAGTGATTGCCTGCTCAAAGTTAGAAGTTCCTTTGAGGTCATATACGTAAGCAGAAACTGCTGCAGTAGCAAGCTGAGAAATGACATCTGTGTTAGCGGTATCATAAGCAACGTTTGCGAGGTTAATCGAGTTGATGAAATAAACTTTGTTCAGACCACCTACTTGGTCTTTACACGGCTCTATGCGACCGAGGGTGAAGGTACAAGACATTTTTTTATTGAATTAAAAAAGGGGGCGAGGGCAATGCCCGGCCCCCCTTATTGTTTATTTATTAAACTTAGTTTAAGCGTAAAGAACCACGTCAGCACCGAAACCTACTTGCACTCCTGCAGTAAATCGCATTACGAAACGTACGTTTTTGCTACCATCAAGGTCGCCCATATCCAAAACCTTCACTTCGTTGGTATCGTTCAAAAGACCGCAACCGAAGTATAGGTTTGACTTCTGAGCCAATACCATCTTGTTAGATCCCATACCGGGAGCGTGGAACAAACGAACACCATCAAAGAACAGATCTTGTCCAGCGAACCAAGTGGTACCCTTATTGTCAACACCATTTGCTCCAAGACCAGAAGCACCGAAACCGCCAAGGGCACGGACATAAGCCTTAAATACATTGGTAGGAACGTACAAGTAAAGGTCATCCTTGCCATATACTGCGTTTGGCGCTGCATCAAGTACACGACCCATCTCTGTGATGACGTTGGCGGAAGTAATGCCACCAGTAACGGCAGTTACATCGATAACGGTTGTATCAGCAGCGAGGATAGTTTGGAATCCGTTGAACTCACCAGCACTTGCAGTTGCTCCAGTCCAGATCTTAGACTCGATCCACTCAGATACTTTAGCAGCGTTGTAGCCGATAAAGTAATCCACGAAGTTCGTAGGCAAAGTATCGAATGCAGAGTAACCCATCTGGATGGCTTCCCAATCAGACTCGAAGTTACTTTTGCAAAGCTGAAGGTTTACCTGCAGGAACTCTGGCTGAAGGATAGCCTCGTTCAAAGTCAAAGTAGAAGTGTCTGTGAAGTCACAGGTCTGGTCTTTAACGATATCGTTCAAAGCAACCCTCTTAAGGACTTGCTTGAATTTTACGTTGGGGATTACCTCGATTCCACCCTTAGCGATAGTATCGCCAGATAAAAGGGCAGCAGAGATATAACGTCCGGCAAATTCACCGGCATACGTTGTGGTCATTGAAGTAGTTGTGGCCATTTCGCTTTATTTATTTGAAAAGTTTAGAAAACACTCGGTCTTGGGTATTAACAACACGCTCTGCACCGATGTGAAATTTCAGTTCGTGTTTTTTCTCTACGGGTGCAGCAACGATAGGCTTCTGAGCAGCCATTGTTACCTCTACCGCCTTGGGCTCTTCAATGACCTCAGCCATCTCTTGTTTTTTGCCCATCTCTTGCTTCATCATCTCGACCTCTTCCCGTAGGGCAGAAACCATCTCGGTGATGTCCTTCATAGTCATCTCCTTCTCTTCCTCGGCAGCAGCCTCGACTTCGACTTCGATTGTAGGCTCTTCAGCCTTTAGCTCTTTGATTATGCCCTCTTCCTCGATTACGAGGATGCGACCATCTTCCAGCTTATGCTCACCAACGGGTGCAGCGATTTGCTCGCCATCCCCTCCGATAAGGAATACATTTGCACCAGCCTCAAATACTTCGGCTTCCACCTTAGTACCATCGACCAGCAACATAGAAGCAAGCTCTACCTTTTCGGGAGTAAGAGCAAGCTCGATTTTCTTGAAAACATCTTGCAGATTCATAAGTAAATAATTGTTTTAGTTAAAATTGGGTATTTTACTCCTACCCTTTGCCACCGATAAACCCTATGCCTTGTGCTTGCATATCGTTCTTGTCGCAGCATTTGCGAGAGTAAGTCTTACCATCGGGGCATAAACACGCCCGGTTGGAGTTTTGTGGTACTGGGGGCTTTGGCCCTTGGTTAAATCCTTTCATTATTTATTAAGTTCTTTAAGTTTAGATTCTGCCCACCGCTTTCCTGCAAGGCCTCCCCATAGCAGGAAGGATATTGTACCGCAGGCTTCGGGGTTTTTTTCATCGTAGTATTCCTCGGCTCTTGATAGGTAGGAGTACATCCGTGTGATTGTCTCTACCGATATGGGCTTGCCTTGTGCCAACTGCTGCGCCCTCACCTTGCCTACCGGAGTAGCGCACTTATTGTTCACCTTTTCATTGGCCTCAATCCCACGCTTTGCGTTATTCTTTACCGCATCCGGATAGTCAGCGTAGGATTCCATCTCTAAGCGTTTGCCACCAGACCTGCGCTTGTCGCTTTTTATGATAGCGTTTACGCTTCCGAAGATATACTGCTCTGCGATATGCTCCGCCTCTGCCATCTCGATCTGAGCAAGAGCCTCCTGCAGATCTTCGCCCCGTAGTTTCTCACGCTGGGCAAACCATCCCTCGATGCTAAAGCCTTTTACCTTGCCCTCTTTGACGTACTCCGTCCAGATAGCATCGTTGTTTACTTTCATCATTACGACCCAAGTGCCAGCAGGATACTCCAGCCCGTAGGTCTTGGACTTATCCATCGATTCATCTTCGATAATCCACGACTCCACAACAGACAAGCCCGATAAGCCCTCTGAGTGCTCCAGCGTTGCGTTGTTCTGGTTGCCCTTGATCATATACAATTCCGCAGCTTTGCGGATCGTGTCGGCAGAAAAATAGACGTAGTACTCTTCCCCGGTCTTGTCATCGTATCGGTAGATGGGCTTGTTCGGAACCAGAGCAGCCCCTATCAAGATTCGCTTGTCTTCATCCTGCACCTTAAACTGCACGTGCTTGGATAGAGCGATAAACTGCTCATCGATAGCCGGGTTCTCCACTATGCTGATGGCATCGACTCCCATCAGTTGGTCATCCTCTAAAATTAGTTCGTAAATCTTCATCCTCCGATTGTTGCGCTGGAGCGTATTCTGCGTTCCAACTGATTAGCATTTGTAATGTCTTGGTTTATGACATACGCCCTCATAGGCCTACCGAGCAGCCCAGCGAGCTGGTTCTCCGTATTGTTGAAGGATATGTTAGGTGTCATAGGTTGTGCCGAGGGCGAAGACGTAGGTATCGAGGGAGCTGAGGTAGAGCCTTGCACTCCCCCGGAAGGTTGGAACTTAGCAGAAGCGATTGTCGCTATCTGTGCTGCTCCAGTCGCTGCCACGATTCCAGCCTTTACGAAGTTTGCGCCCGTGAGCGCATCCTGCGGTACTGCGAACTGCATCATAATAGCAGCAGCGGTGCTGGCAATAGCCTCACCTATGCGAAGGGCTTTTGTTATCTTAAAAGTTTTCTCCGCATTTTTTTCGTTGTTTTTGCCAAGGGCTTCCGATAACTGCGCTAACGCACCAAAGGCTTGGCCTGCAAGCTGAACAGATGCAGCAGCATTTGCCAGTTCATTCTCCCGGTCTTGCTTTGCGTACTTCTCTTTTATCTCCCTCTTTTTGGACTCATATATCTGGGTGGCCTCCACCGTGCTCTTGCCAGCCTTGATTGCTAAAGTTGTAAGGGCAAGGTACTGCTGCTCCGCTGCCGCAAGTTCCTGCTCCTGCGCAGTTCCTCCAGCATTACGCATCTGCGCAAGCATATCATTGTATGCCAATACGTTCTGCCCCTGGGTTATTTTACGGGCTTCTGCTGCTTTCCTTTCGATCTCCGCTACTTCCTTCTCAACCTTGATGCGTTCGTTCGCTAATTCATTTGCCTTTGTTTGACGTTCTGTAAGTGCTTTAGATTCCTCCTCTGCCGCTGCTTTAGCTTCAGTACTAAGCCCTTTAAGTTCCGTTTCAAGCCTACGCTGCCTCCGTAATGACTCGGTACGGAGTTCATTAACCTTTGCCTCTGCTTCAGCAAGGGCAAGTAAGTCTTCATCAGTAGTCTCTCCGAGGGCTTTCCTTTCCTTAAGGTATTTGACATACGCTTGTGCATTTGCTTGCTCTGCTTTTGCTACTTTGTTCTCAAGTTCAAATGCCTTTCGTACTGCCTTCTGCCTCTCTCCAATGCTCTTCGTTTCGTCATCAGCGATAATACGAGCCTTTGCAATCTCTCTGTTTGCCTCTGCTCGCATCTTGATTAGGTCTCTCTCCCGGTCCTCAATAGCATCAAGCTGATCCGCTAACGCTGCGCCTTTTTTTGTCTCGTTAACAATCTCATCGCCCAATCCTTTGAACGCATCTTTGATGCCCTGTACTGCGCCTTTGAAATCACCACTAAAGAACTTTACAACCGACTCGCCCAAGGTAACGAATCTGTCGATTACGACCTTCACCGCAGCACCTAAGCCGCCCATAATCTTCGCCATCTGATCCGCACCTCGGGAGGTCTGCGTAAAGTAAGCGAACAAAGAGCCAAGCACCACTACAAGCGCACCTAAGCCAGTAGCAATTACTGCTATCTTAACTCCCTTTAGTCCGCCTATGAAACTTTTTACACCACCAACCGCACTCTTAAAACCAGATGCAGCACCGCCCGTGAACTTATCAATGGCGCCAGTAGCAGCATCCATTGTAGTATTTAATGCATTAGTTTGCTTATTGGTGTCGCTCAAAGCCTTGTTAAGCTCCTGCACGTTTAGAATAGCCTCGCCATTCTCGACCTTTAGCTTAATAACTTTCTCGACTGCCATTGTCTTTTGATTTGTTGCTTCGCCTCTGACCAGCTTTCAACTATCTCCCATTTGCCTTTTGATATCTCTATCTCGTTGCAGATGCCGTAGTGATCCCCTTTAAGCGCAGTAATTAAAAAACCTATATTCATAATAGTTGCGTTCTTTCCGCTACCACGCTCCAAGTTTCTGCGACCTCCGTACCTCCGTGGTGCTCCAACTGCAAATACGAAGCGAAGCCGTTAGCCTTCTTGATAGTTACTCGATACCTATCGCTCGTTACATTATGAAGCCCGTGGATTGTATCGCCTGCTGCTCCCCGTACTATCGTGTAGTCCGTCTGGTAGGAATATGTCTCACAGGTAAAAGTGATCCTTACGATCTGATGGTCTCCCACCGCAAGGTCAAACAAAGGCGTAGCATAATTATGCAATGCCACACACCGGAAGTTCGTAGCCTCTAAGTCCGAAGTCACGGTGTACCAATACATCGTGTTTGTAGGCCGTGAGGTTTTGGTGCTGACATTAGCGATTGCTGATTTTTCCAGACCTACAAGCCCTGCGCTTTTTGACTTCACAAACTTACTCGTACGCCAGTAGCACGTATTGTCGCTCCACTTATACCCATAGAATTCGCAGCATTGCTGCGTAGCGGTACCACTAAAGCTCACGGTTCCGTTGTTATTCAAAGCCGAGATAGTGCTCGCACAGATTGAGGAGTTCACAAACGAAGCCCGAAATAACTCCACCCGTGCAGTCATCTTATCCAGATCGTACCCGTTTATCTTATTGATCCTCCAGTAGTCCCCATCGTAGTAGATCTGATCGTTTAAGTTCAGCAGAAATAACTCCGCAGGCTCCAGCACTATTGATACCTCAAGCATCACCGCATCCGTAGCATATAGCTCCAAAAGATAGGTGGCGTAAAAGTCCGTAAGCAGATTGTTCTTTGGAGGCTTCGTGCCCTCTAATTGTGGGATCCCGAATGTTGCGGTAAACGTGCCCCCGTAGTTTACATTGAATACCGGATACTCGTTCTGGACTTGAAAAGAGCCATCCGCACTCCGAAGGATATAATAGTCCGATGTCCCGTTAACCCCATTGAAATATAGCAGCCTTGGTGGGGAGTCGATAGGCTTCCCCTCCGCATCGAACATCTGAATAACGTCAAATGTAGTATTTGAATTTATCCGATTCGTGATTGTCGCAGCAAAGGGAGCCTCAATTACGATCTCGCTCTCCGCAAATTGATTGCCCGTGTCATCGACCTCTACGCTGCCGTGTGGTATTCCAAAGGAGGATACGTAGGCGTTATCGATAATAGCGTTGCCATTAGCCATCAGCATCTTTATGGTCTTGCCCTGCAGTTCCGTAGTAGGTTTTATCGTGATGGGTTGACTTACATCCACGACCTCCTGCCAGTTCCTTACCGCTCCGAGGGCTATCCAAGCATCGTAAGCAAAAATGCTTATCATATTCGGTATCTCCTTACTCGGAACGAATACGAGGTTAAACATCTTAGCGATTCCAGCGATAAAGTCCTTCTGCTTCATCTTAGGCAAGAACATCGAAGGGTCAACATCCGACCCAGTAGGGTAGTCCGGGGCGCTGATCACGGTTAATTGGCAACTGGATGCAAGGGTACCTCCGGATTCAATCCCCCCTATCCGGAAGGATACAAGATTGCTCGTGGTTAAGTCCCTAAAGAAATGCACAAAATCAATCGAGAACGCACTCTCCGTTACTACATCCTTGCTCTGGATTGCGGTGTTACCCAGGTACATCGTAATTTGGTACATATAGTTCCCCGATGGCGAACTTATCACGCCCTGCACGTTAAACTTATACTCCCCGATAATAGGTAACGCATACCGATAGGTTGCAGGGTTATAGTTGTTGCCGTTATCATAAACCTCCGTATTGAATCGGATTATACTGGGAACCGTGCTCGTGAGTTCTGGAATCGATAAGCTCGCACTTGAGTACACTTGAGCCAGCCTACTATTAAAGGCCTCCTCCAAAGGCACAAGCCCCTCTTTGTTATACCCAAGCAATAGCATATCCGTAAACTTAGCGTTGGCAAAGATCCCGGTTGCTGCTTCTATCGTGTATCCTGCCTCCGCAAATATCTGCTCGAAGATAATCGTGGCTTTTATGGCTGGAAAAAAGTCCGTTTCAAACAACGGGGTGAACAACTGCTGCGGTGAGAATAGCGTATCACTTGCAAAGACTCTCGTATCAACCGGAACATATACGATATCGCCATCGAATAGATCGCCATTCCAACTGCCTACGATGTTCTCGTAGTTGAAAATGTGCATATATGATTCCAGATCCAGCTCGCTTATTTCCTTCTCGCCTACGTTACGTGCGAATCTTGCGTTCTCACCAGCGACCAGAACTTGATATTGCTTTGCCACGGTGTTCTCCAGCGTTACATCGAGCAACTGAAGGTATCCGCTAATCATAATAAGGTCATCGCTGTAAAGCGTTACGTCCTGCTTCGCATACGCATTGAACCCTCCGCTAATACTTACATCGTAGTAATGCTTAAAGAACTGATTATTTACATCCGTTGCCGGAACGCTAAAGCTCTTCGATATCGGGCTGAAGATAGTAGCAGGATCTCTGAGGTCAGCGAGGTTATAATCTACGCTGATACTTTCATCGCTGAATAAGTCCAGATACCCCGTGGTGGTTTGCAGCGTTAGAGCCATACCCTGTTTTTAACTTGTGCTGCGTATTCGAAATTGAAGGTGTACTGCACGAGGTTATCGTTAAGGCTTGTCTTGTACTCCTGCGAGGTATTTTTAAGCGTAACGTAGCGCTCTTCCTCTACGAAGTACAGGATGTTTGATAGTAGCATCTCTTTTACCATTTGATTGTAGCCATCGTTTAAGAATCCCGTGTTAACGCTAATGCTATCCCTTCCGAAATTGTTAAAGGTCTTCGTAGGGGATGCGGTCGCAGGATTGTAGGTAAAGGTACTCGAACCGATCGTGCCTATGTTAGTCTCATACTGCTCCTTGCTGGTGGATGTAGAGTTTGTTGATTTCTTAAATGCCACGATATAGTCCCACGCTCCGTACTTATTCTGGTAAGCGATGGTGATAGGGTCATACGTTACCTCACACTCTGGGGTGAAGCGAGTGGTGTATGCAGCGTCATCCTCCCCGAGTTCCTGCAGCGCAGCCTCCAGACAAGCCAATGCCTCGCATACTCCACCATCGGTCTCTACCCTTCTGCTATACGCCACGCTCTGGAATACTCCCAGCCCTAAGTCGTAGTATAATAGGTCTGCGACATCCTGTGGCTTTGGGTCGATTACTGAAGCGTTAAGGTTAGCAACGCCAGCAGGAAGGTAAAATAGTTTGTCGGTAGAGTTTACCGAATCCACCGCACCGAAGTCCGCTATGTCAATCATAGCAGATTGTCCATCGCTATACTCTACTCGCATCCCATTCACCAGAGCAGGCACTACCCCTATCGTAAGGGCTTGGTCGAGTTGGATATATTGGATGCTGCTTCCGCTTGTCAGTACTCCCGTGGTGGTCGTAGCATTTACCCCATCCACGAACTCCGTATAGCCATCGTAAGCGTTTATTGTGTTAGATGTTGCGGTAACTGCAGCGATACCTCCTGCGGTCGTGTACTCCCGAAACTTCACCTGTACATTGCATACGGTCTGATCGTTATCCGTAGCCGTTCCAGCAGCGTGGTCGATATTGGTCTGCGATAGGTACGAGCTTACGATATTGCTGATGTCAAAGTACCCGTATAGATTGCTGATGCTTTCCTTCGGTTTGATAAGGCGATAGACATAAGACCCCGGTACTGAGGCACTCGAGCCAAACCAGATAAATACGTCCGCAACGTACTTGAATCCTGCGTTACCGGAATTGTTACTGCTCACAGAATAGACCATTGGGCTGCCTGCGAAGGAGCGAGTCGGTGCCTGCTGCGTGATAGTGATTGCCATTACTTATATTTTAGATTCAATTTCTTTATGGTGAACTCGATAAAGTTCTCAACGTCAATGCCATACGCTTCGACTATCTCGTTGGGCAGTTTGGCGAAGCCCAAGTTGAAAGGCCTCGTGTAAAAGTCAGAGGGCTCGATTCCCTTCGCTTTGATCTTAATCATTACAAGCCGAGCCGTATCTGCATAGCTTAGAAACTTCCCCTTGCCATCCTTAAACTGCAACCGCCTACGTGCAGCCCACGCATAGATTGGCCCAAAGGGAGGCATCTTGCCCTTTTTTCTACCCTTATCCACCCATTCGCCATACTCAGCCATTAAGAAGTCAAACTCGAGGCTATTCGGCCCCGTGGTGATTTCATAGTCGAGGGAGTTGTATAACGTATTCGTTACATTCTTTTTTTTACGGGTGAGATTCTTACGGCTCTCCGCAACCAGATACTTGCCGAACTTTTCAAGAGCAAGCCGGGTGTTCTCCGCTTTTTTTAGATCTGGATTACCGGAAGCCATTAGCAGATAATAGTCGGGTTCGGAGTCTCTATCTGGAGCGTTGCCTTCCATCCGCACACGGTGGACTCGAAGTCCTCATCGAAGGGCTCGCATAGAGGGTCGTTAACGAGCCTAAAGCCATCCGTGTATAGATCACCCCTCCGGAGGCTTGCGATCATCTCCTGCATCGAGAATAGGCTTCTATGGTATATGTCCTGCTTCTGCGCTACCCCCTCGAAGGAATAGGGTACGACATTCGGATCTTGCTTGGAATAGTCCATCGCATCCATTACCAGAACATCGATTGAATAGATCACGGTTCGCTCCAGTACCTCAGCCGTTCCAGTAAGGATATGGCACAAAGGGAATAGAGTCATCTTCCGCATATCTACGTCAAAGATGTTGCCCCACGTTACGGAG